AAGACAAAGCGCACCTTTGTAGTAGTCGGCAGCCCGCGTAACCTCAAAGATCGGGGCACGCTTAGCCAATCGTTCTCTTATTCCTCCCCCAATCCTTTTGTCCTAGAAGCCACCTGGAGCGCCCAGTACGCCACCGCCGTGCATGAAGGAGCCCGCCTGCGCAACGGCACCATTCTCCCGGCCAGGCCCTGGACTGATGCGGTCAGGGGCACGGTGCAGGCATCGGCATCGGGGATCCCGGTGTTCCCGCTTGGCCGGAAGCTGCAGCAACGCATCCAAAGGGCGGTGGCGGGGTCTTAAGTCGGTTGGGCGGGATCTACCGTCGTCGGCAGGAACCGAGTTGACGCCGGCAGCCAGTAAGTGAAAGGCAAGTCCAGCTTCAAGGCCGATGTCGGCTTGAGTTCCCAGATCAATAGCACCTGGCCGCAGTGCCTGAACTCCTTAGCCAGGTAGCAGTAGTGTTCATCAGAGCTGCTAGTCCCATCGTATGCCGTGATAACCAGGCAATCGGCATCCTCCGGCAGCCGCTCGCTCACCGGGATGGGCTTTGGCGCGAGTGCCGCATGGCAACCCCAGCGGGCGAGGGCAGCGCGAAGCAAGCCCAGTAACTCAGGGACGTACAGGGGGTCTGGCAATTCCTGATCATCGGAAGGGAGATCCGTACAACCCATCCATAGCATTATTTGCGCCCTTAAATCATCGTCTGTCGGCCCATCGCTTTCCGGTGGCACTGCAGAGCGGCCCCAACGGGCAAGGATGATCTCAGCCGTGTTCAGCGAGTGCGTGCGAGCGTCTGAATTGGGCAAATCAGCCCAGCTTGGCCAATGCGGCTTGGCGTGATCGGGTGCAGTTGCAAGCATTGCATTTTCGTAGACGATCTGAGCTACTTGCTCAACGCTCGCCCGCGTCCCTCTTGTCTCGTCCAGTTCTGCGCAGGCTCGATTTACAAGGGATCTGTCGTGCATGGGGTTCGCTACTTTGTAGCCAAACAGTTCGCTTACAAGCTCAGCACACAAGGCGCGGAAGTCGGTCATGGTCGGTTGGTGGTGAATGGGTGCGATGCTTTGGTTGAGTCAGGTGGCGGGAAAGGGGGAGATGGACACGTACCATTCAACCCTTACCTTCATTAGTTCATTGTTTGCTTCATCTATCCATTCAACCGTTACGCCACTGATAGGCTCTTGGCCTTTGAAGTCAATTCGCCGTTCTTGCTCAGCTTGGCGCAAGGCAGCGGCAAGGGGTAGAAGATTTTCTTTTGTAAGGTAACTGTTTACACAAGAAGCAATCCCCAGCAATCCTTTGCGGATCTCTGTGTCGTCAGGGGTTAAGCCCGCTCGGCAGTTTGAATCCATGGTCGGTCGGTCGGTGTTGGTGAATGGGTGCCGGGGGAAGAGCAGCGGTCGTAGCGTCAGACGCTCGCCCACGCCAGCGCAGCCCCCAGCCCCCATATCATAAGCCATTGCGCTTCCCTAAGCCACAATGGCAAGCTGAGAAAACACAACCGCAGCACCGTGCCGCTTCCCTTTGTCACCGCGCCGGAAGTCAAGGTCGAGCAGGTGGGGGATTCCCTCACCGGCATCCTGGAGTTCCCCGTCTTCAACAGCCTGCTGGCTGGGGAGCGGATGATGCTCGACGAGATCGACTACCAGAGCACGGTGAACGAGCAGACCCACCGGCTGGCCCGCATCATCCAAGATATGGACGAGCTACCAGAGGAGGACGCCAAGTTGGTGGCCGCACGCCTGATGGCCAAGCACATCGGGATCCCCGTGGTACTGGAGCCGAAGGAGGACTATATCCGCCAGCGCGAGCACCGGCTGATCCGCGACATTGACAACCGCCTGTCAGCTCAGAACGAGGCCCAGGTCACCCGACTGGTCACCGCTGCGATCGTCTACCGGCTGGGCAAGGTCGATCCCGACTGCGCGAAGTGGACCGACGACGAAACCCGCAACCTCACCGAGGGGCTGCGCAATGCCATCTATGCCTTCATGTTGCGCGAGCAGCGCGGTGGCGGCGCACCAGCTGATCCCGCGGCAACGTTGCAACTGATGGCCGCAAGCCTGGGAAAGCCCAACCTGCCCCAACCGACTGGGGAGCCATCTTCTGGCAGCTCAACGACCTCTGGCCCGGTCACCACGCCTTCACCAGCGAGCACTTCGCCTGGTGCCCGGAAGTCACCATCTGGGAAGCGCTCGACCAAGGAACCCGCCTCCTGAGGGAACGGCTGCACGCGGCAGAGCGGCCGATCGCCAATTTCCATGCCTGGTATGCCAGCGCTCACCGGGACTCCGAGAAGCGCCGCGAGCCGTTCACGATGGAGGAGTTCTGCTGGTTCCTGCCGCCGAAGGATCAGGACGCAACCGAGGGGCCGCCTGCTGTAGCCGGTGCGGCGATGCTGGCCCTCTGCGAGGCGAGGCAGGTGCCAGGGTTCGCCATGGCCTTCTACGACGCTCTGGCCACCGCCGGGGAGGGGACGCCACCGCCATCACTGCTGGCCCTGCTGGCAGATGATGCCATCCTGCTCGCCCCGGTGGAGCACCAGGACGGCTGGCGGGGGCTACTGCTGGCGGAAGACACAGCAGCGGGGCAGGAGCGGGTCTTCAGGCTGGCGGATGATCCGCAGCGGGCAGTGACCCTGTTGGTGCCGATCGCTCCCGATGCTGCAGCGCCAGCATGGGCGGCGGCAGGTTCATGGCTGCCCATCGTTCGATCTGGCGATAGCAATCCTCCACCGCCTGCGCTGCAGCCTGAATCGATGTGAAGTAGCCCAGCGACCACCGCCTTCCAGCCCACCACACGCGAGCCTGATACGGGCGCCGTGCGTTATGGGGACAGTGGGAAACGCCGCGAGGGTAAGAAGCCATGCCCCAGCTTTCCCACCTAAGCCGCTGAGAAGGCTTAAGCCGTAGCGGAACCCTGCGAGGTAACGCACCGGCAGCGCCGGCAGGATCATGACTCAGGCATGGGAACAGGCCTACGGCTTTAGGTTCTTCTTCACCCCCCTCAAGTCTTCGGCGGTTGACCTCAACCGCATCAACCTCGGCGGGCTTGGCACCGGCAGGTTCATTGACAACACCACCCTGCAAAGCTCCACCGCCAAGGTGATCACCGCTGGCACGGGTGACACGTTTGCCGTTGGTGTTGGCACCAAGGCGGTTACCAATGCCGTGAGCACCAGCACCACCGCAACCCTGACCTTTGCTGATGCCCATGGCATCACGGTGGGCAAGCGGATCGCGGTGAAGGACTTGCCTGCCCCCTTCACCACGCTCAACGGGTCTTTCGTGGTGACAGCAGTTACGACCACCTCGCCGCACACCCTGACCTATGCCCTGACCGGTTCGGCGATCACCACTGCCGCCGTATCTGCTGGTGTGGTGGCCCCCTCACTCCTGCTCGACGGCACCGATCCCCCGTTCCGCCTGCTGGGTCTGACCAATATCCAGCCCAGCAACAGCACCACCAAAGAAAGCGTCACCACCTACGACGACGAGGCGGGCAGCTACAACACCCCGATTCCTACCGCCAGGGACAAGACCTGGAGCCTGTCCGGGGCGATGAACTTCGCCGATCCTGCGTGGCGTGCCATGCGGATCTGTGAAGAGTTCAACGTGAGCGAGAAGTTGATGGTTGAGTACGCCGTCATCGGCCCGAACAACGGGAAGCAGGTGGAGTACGGCTATGGCTTCTTCGAGAGCTACCAGCCTGAGCAGGCTGCTGGCACGGTGATCAAGTTCCAGGTAAGCCTGGCCGGTTACGGCAAGGTTGGGCTGGATCTGCTCTGATCATGGCGATCACTGTTCGGGGGGAGACGTTTCAGGGCTATAACCAGCCCAAGCGGACCCCCCAGCACGCCACTAAGAGCCATGCGGTGTTGGCGAAGGAGGGTGAGAAGGTCCGGCTGATCCGGTTCGGTCAGCAGGGGGTGAGTGGTGCGGGGAAGAACCCTCGCACCGACGCCCAGAAGGCCCGCCGTGCGAGCTTCAAGGCCCGCCATGCTGAGAACATCGCCAAGGGCCCGATGAGCGCCGCTTACTGGGCAAACAGGGTGAAGTGGTAGCCAAGCAAACAACGGAAATCCCGGTGTTTGAGTTGATGGCCCCGGTAGTGCCGGGGCTTTTTATTGCCCTTTACGCTTCAGCGCTAAACGGCTGGCTGACCCTCTCCATGCGCTTGGCCCAGGTGTCGCCACCTTCGCGGCCCCGGCACGGGTTGATGCAGGCGGGGTCGTTGACCATGTTGCAGACCAGGCCCGCCAGATCAAGCTCAGAGGCCTTCTTACCGG